CTTAGAGTTCCTCTTGGAGAACCACAAAAAATAAAATATAAAACAGTAGATTTAACTGAATATAAAAAAGGTGATCAATCTGCTTATGATTATATGATGGAAAATATAGGTAAAGTTAAAATAGAAGGTAAAACATTAACAGAATACTTACAAAAAACATTTGATTCAAATAATTATCAAAGTTTACAAGAAGGAAATACTGAAAATGATGGTGGTAAAGAAGTATATATTAAAAAAATATTTAAAGGATT